CTTATGTCAACTGGTAGAGAATCTGACAAAGAATTGGCAAAACAATACAAACCTCGTAAGTTTTATATTGTTAAAGTAATTGACCGTGATAACGAACAAGACGGACCTAAATTCTGGAGATTCAAACACAATTACAAACAAGAAGGAATTTTTGATAAGATTATCCCAATCTATAAAGCAAAAGGCGATGTTGCTGACGCTGATAAGGGAAGAGATCTTATTCTTGAATTAACTAAAGCAAAAACGCCAAAAGGTGCGTTCTATACTGTAATCCAAACAGTTATGTATGATGATCCATCTCCGGTTCACGAAGATGGTGATACAATGTCAGAATGGGTTAATGATGAACTTACTTGGGAAGATGTTTATTCTAAAAAACCTACAGAGTATTTGGAAGCAATTGCTCGTGGTGAAACACCAAGATGGGATTCTGATGCCGGAAAATATATCTTCGCAAACACAGAAGAAAGTGAAATTTCAATGGGTGGTTCTAAAACAACAGAAGAAGTTAAAGTTGTTGACCCACAACTTAATGATGAAATAGACGAAGAATTACCGTTCTAAATTTTAGTAAAATAAAGTGGGTGTGTTTATATACAATACACCCATTTTTTCTTATATTTTTTAAAAAAGAAATTTATGGCAATAAGAAAAAAAGAGTTTAAGTTTGATGATATCAAAGCAAAGTTCTCAAGTAAAACAAAATATAAACCAGAAGCGTTTTATAATTGTGGCGAAGCATTTATGGAAGCTTGTGGGTTACCAGGACCAGTGATGGGTGGTGTCAATATGTTTTTAGGACATTCGAATAGTTCAAAAACAACATCAATGATTTTAGCTGCTGTCGACGCCCAAAGAAAAGGTCATTTACCGGTGTTTATTATTACAGAAAAGAAATGGAATTGGGAACACGCTGTTGAATTAGGTTTAGAAGCAACCAAGAACGAAGATGGTGAATGGGACGGAATGTTTATCTTTAATGATTCCTTTGATTATATAGAACAAGCAACAGATTTTATAAATAATATTTTAGATTCACAAGAAAAGGGTGATATTCCATATAATTTATTATTTTTGTGGGACTCAATTGGGTCAATACCTTGTAAGATGACGTTTGATGGTTCAGGTGGTGGAATGCATAACGCAAAAGTTTTAGCCGATAAAATCGGAATGGGGATTCATTCAAGAATTTCAAAATCAAAAAAAGAAGATTACCCATATTATAACACTTTAGTTGTTGTTAACCAACCCTGGGTTCTTCTTCCTGATAATCCATTCGGTCAACCTGAAATCAAAAGTAAAGGTGGTGAAGCGATTTGGTTAGCATCTTCATTAGTATTTTTATTTGGTAATCAAAAGAAAGCTGGTATAAGTCATATTGATGCGACAAAGAATGGTAGAAAAATATCATTCGCTATTAGAACAAAAATATCCATACTTAAAAACCACGTAAACGGGTTGGGTTATAAAGATGGTAAGATTATTGCGGTTCATAATGGTTATATTTCAGATACGAAAGAATCGTTAGATAAATATAAAAGAGATTATGCTGATTATTGGGAAGTAAAAATGGGTGGATCTGAATTCGCATTAGAAGAATCTAATGACGATAATTATGACGAGTAAAAAAGTAACAAATTATTAATAAAATTATGACTAATAACAAATTAAAAGTAGTATCGTTATTTTCTGGTTATGGAACACAAGAGCTAGCCTTGAAATACATTGGTGTTGATTATGAAAATGTTGCGAATTGCGACAATTTTAAACCGGCTAATGAATCTTATAATGCTTTACATACAACAACCAATGGTAATCTTGGTGATATTAGAATGATTGATGAAACGACACTCCCCCAATGTGATTTACTAACATATTCATTCCCTTGTCAGGATATTTCAATTTCTGGTGTTCAAAAAGGGATTAAAGAGGGGACAAGAAGTGGCTTATTATTTGAAGTTGAAAGATTATTAAGTGTAAATAGACCAAAATATCTTTTGATGGAAAATGTTAAAAATTTAATATCAAAAAATCATATCGATAACTTCCAAAAACACATCTATTTCTTACGAGGTCTTGGTTATAGTTCATTCTGGAGAGTATTAAATGGTGCTGACTTCGGTTGTCCTCAAAATAGAGAAAGAGTTTTTATGATGTCAGTACTAAATAGTAGTATTGAAGAAGTTAAAGAAAAAATGATGAATGTTGATAATCACAAAAAAGATAGAGTTCCGATGAAACCATTTATCGAACAAGATTTCAATCAATCGTTAATTGTTGAGTGTGATTATACCCTACATCAACCAAAACAGAATTCAATCTGTAAGTTAATTGCTAGACGAAATGATGTGAGTTACGATCAAGCAAGACGAATATATTCAATCGATGGTTGTTCTCCTTGTTTAACGACAAGTGGGTCTCCACAGATTATGACAGAAGATGGTCGAGTTAGAAATATTACAGCAAGAGAAGGTTATAGATTTATGGGTGTAAAAGAAAAAGATATTGATTTATTACTTACAACTTCATTATCAAATACATCCCACGTAGCTTTAGCCGGTAATTCAATATGTATTCCAGTTATGGAAGCGATATTTAGTGAATTTTTTTCAGAATATATCACAACAGAAGAACCAGTATTGTCAAACCCTATTAACGAAACAACAAATGACTAAAACCTTATTGGTTGATGGAAACAACCTACTAAAAGTAGGTTTCCACGGTGTTAAAGATTTCTTTAATAAAGGAGAACACGTCGGTGGAACTTGGCATTTCCTAAACACATTAAGAAAGTTTTTAGAAGAAAATAATTACAATAAGATTGTTGTTTGTTGGGACAGTGAAACTGGATCTTCACAGAGAAGAATTATATACCCAAAATACAAATTAAACCGAAAACAAAAGGTAGATGTTGATTATAAAGAACAATCGTTCTTAAATCAAAAGAATAGGGTAAAACAATACCTTGAAGAAATGTTTGTTAGACAATTGGAAGTAGAAGAATCTGAAGCTGATGATTTGATTGCTTATTATTGTCAAATTTCAGAAGATGAAGATAAAACAATATTTTCATCCGATAGAGATTTAACACAACTTATTTCCGAAACGGTAACAATATATTCACCCCAACAAAAAAAATATTACAAGAATGGTGATGGGATTAAAATGGATAGTTCCAAAATCCCACACTATAATATTAAGACCTATAAAATATTAACTGGTGATAGTTCGGATAATATTGATGGGATTTTTTATTTGGGTGAAAAAACATTTCTAAAATTGTTTCCAGAAATACTTGATACTGAATTAAAATATACTGATATTTTAACAAAGGCGGAAACATTACTTTTGGAACAAAAAGGAAATGTTGCTTTACAAAATCTACTTAATGGTAAAACCAAAGAAGGGATATTTGGAAAAGAGTTTTTCACAGTAAACGAGAAGTTAGTTGACCTTGCAAACCCACTAATTTCTGAAGAAGGAAAAGAATTAGTTAAACTATATTACTCGGAGTCGTTGGATCCAGACGGAAGAGGACATAGAAACCTAATTAGAATGATGATGGACGACGGATTTTTTAAATTTCTCCCAAAGGGTGATGACGCTTGGGTAAATTTTTTAAAACCATTTTTGAAACTATCAAGAAAAGAAAAAACAAATTTTAGAAACAAAACAAAAAATTAAAAAAAATGAGAGAACAGGATGTAACAAAGGTTGAATTTTTGTTAATGTGTAATGAAAACATCGTAGTACAAAGATTTTTCAATGTGAAAGGTTTTAACAAAACCGCACATAAATCAGAGGAATTTTATGACTATATCAGAACTTTTTGCAATCAACTTCAAAATGATTTGAAGATGAGGTCAATTGTTTATATGTTAGATAACCAGTACGAAATTTCTGAAAATCCGGATGTTTTAAATACATCAATCACTGAAGGTGATGAAAACTTTAACCTTTATATTAAGGTGGAAAATATGACAATTTGTCATAGAGTGTTTGACGCAAAAGTATACCCACCAAAGGTAAGATACACTGTAGATTTACGCCCAAAGCTAAAAACAATATTATCTGAACTTACTGACATTTTTTCAGGTAAAAAATTTAATTATTTTTATCCACAATTTATCTAATATTAGTAGTATTTATCATTACTAACAGAAAGAAAATATATGGCGACAAACAAAAACTTTGAATACCTTGGTAATAATTTCCAAATTCAATTACTTAATCAAATCATTTTAGATAAAGAGTTTTCACATTCAATAATTGATGTAATTGAAAACAATTATTTTGAAAACAAGTATTTCAAAATCATCATTCAGATGATTAAGGAGTATTATAAAAAATACGAACATACACCATCGTTTGATACTTTAGAACAAGTCGCAAAATCCGAACTACAACAAGAAACCGCAGTTAAAGTTGTTCTTGATACGATTAAGAAAATTAAGTCCGCACCTATTGATGGGGCTGATTTCGTTCAAGAAAAAGCACTTAAATTCTGTAAACAACAAGAATTACAGAAAGTAATGAAACAAGCACAAAAAATTATTGATGGTGGTGAGTTTGAAAGTTATGA